AAGAACTGCTATACCCGCATCGAAATCCATACCTATGAAAACGGAAGTCATACTGTAGAGAATCGCTGTTTCCGGTCGCCAATGGTTGGCGTGCTGGGAACACCCTGTAGTCTATTGGAAGTTCCGCAGTGGGCATCCCTTTTGGAATCCATCACATTTCCAGCAGAACAGCCATTGTTTGCAGTATTTCAGATGCCGGACACCAATAATATTGATTTAGACTGTCCGCTGGGAGTATCCGCTTTTTCAGATGCGGTTGGATTTATCCGGGATGCAGACGAACAATGGGAGCGGATTCTTTGGGAATTAGAATCGTCCGAACGGGCAATTGATGCCAGTGAGGATTTATTCCGGTTTAACCCGGAAACCAATCAACCAGTACTGCCAAAGGGACGGGAGCGGATGTATCATTGCTTGGAAGCGACCGGAGAGGGCGGAAAAACCATCTACAATACCTTTTCCCCAGAGGTGCGGGACAATTCGTATTTTCATGCCCTCAACCAGATATTCCGGCAAATCGAGAATACGACCGGGCTGAGTTATGGAACAATTTCCGAGGTTTCGGACGTTGAAAAAACGGCAGAGGAAGTCAAAAGCAGCAAGCAGCGTTCCTTTGTGCGAGTGTGTGACATCCAGAAAAATTTGCAGACTGCTCTGGAACAGCTGGCAGCAGCGGTGTTGACTTATGACCGCCTGCTCTTCCAAAATTCCAATACCGATGCAACGATTACCTGTCAATTTGGGGATGGCGTGCTGGAGGACACAGAAAAGGAGTTCAACCGACAGCTTGCCATGGTACAGGCACGAGTATTGAAACCGGAACAGTTGCTGCAATATCATTTCCAATGCACGGAGGAAGAAGCCCGAAATCTGCTGCCCGAACAGCAGGATGCAGGCGGTTTGTTTGACGGCGGTGCATTTTAATGCGGCAGCAATACGAACCATCTGCTGACCGCATCATTGCTCTATATCAGCAATTAGAGGACGATATTTTGTCAGCGGTCATCCGCAGAATCCTGAAAATGGGGTATGTTTCGGAAGCGTCCAAACATCAGCTGGAAGTCTTACAGGCTGCCGGCTTATTGTATGATGACATCGTGCAGCTGATTGCCGACCGCACAGATGCATGCACAGCACAGGTCAAAGCGTTGTTCGAGGATGCAGGCGTGCAAACGGTCGAGATTGGCAACAGCCTGCATGAAGCTGCCGGAGCGTTACCCATTGACATCCGGCAGGACAGCAGCACCCGACAAGTGCTGGAAGCCGGATACAAAAAGACACTTGGCACGATGTGGAATCTGGTCAGCACAACTGCAACGCAGACACAGACCGCATTTATTCAGACCTGTGACCGGATATATATGCAGGTATCCTCCGGGGCATTCAGTTATCAGGAAGCAATCATGAACGCTCTGCGAGCCTTAGCGGATACAGGAGCAGAAGTTGTTTATCCAACCAAACACAAAGACCGCATGGATGTTGCTGTCCGGCGGTGCGTGCTGACAGGTGTTAGTCAGACGGCGGCAGCGGTTTCCCTGCGGCAGGCGGAAGATGCAGGCTGCTATCTCATGGAAATCACTGCCCACAGCGGTGCAAGACCTGACCATGCAGAATGGCAGGGGCAGCTTGTCAGTCTGACGGGCAAAGATGTTGGCAAGACGATTGACGGGCTAAAAGTCTGGTCGTTGAGTGGGATCGGCTATGGCAGCGGCGAAGGGTTTAAAGGTTGGAACTGCCGCCATAACTGGCATGCTTATTATCCAGGACTAAGCACACCGAATTACACGCCGGAAGAGCTGAAAAAGCTGGATGAACCTTGTATTTCGTACAATGGGAAATTGTACACGGAATATGAAGTCAGCCAGATGCAGCGAGCACAGGAACGAAGAGTCCGAGCCTGGAAGCGGCGTTGTGTCACTGCACAAGAAGGCGTGAACAGTGCCACAGATGAAGCGACCAGAGTGACAGCACAGGCAGAATTTGACCGGTCAGCACGTTACCTGAAAAACAATGAAGCAAAGCTGAAAGACTTTTGCAGGCAAACCGGACAAGACCGTGACCGGTTCCGGGAACAGGTTCTTGGATTCAATCGGTCAACGGCACAAAAAGCCGTGCATGCTGCAAAGAAAAGTGGGTTGACTTCTGGTGGCAAGGATGGTATAATAAGACCATACGAACACAAACTGCCAAGAGAAAAGCGAAAGCAAATTATAAAAAAGGCAAGTGCATTGAAAAAGCCTATCTTTGCGGAAGATCGACCAGACAATGCTTTTGCATCTTATGTTCGTAATGTTCCGAGCAAAAAAGGATATTATGACGTTGCACTGCATGGAAGTCCAACATCTGTTGAATTTTTCGGAGAGCCGATTGACGCATATTTACTTGCAAATATTATCCGAAACCGCAAGGATTATGAAAAAGGGACAAAAATCCGATTACTGTCCTGCAATACTGGTAACACGGAATCAACTGGTGATTGCGTGGCACAGATCGTTGCGAATGAGTTAGGCGTTCAAGTAGAAGCTCCAACGGATATTATTTATGTATTTTCCGATGGCTCTTTTGAAATTGGAATAACGGATAGCGGAGAAATGAAACTATTTTATCCTAGAAAATGAGGTGATTTTATGAAACACTTGTTTGAGTTTGATATTAACAAAATTTCAGCCGAAGATCTGAGGGAAAATATCTCTCATGAGAAGATCCCCGATAAGGATAAAATTGTTGCTTTTCTACGTTCTTCTTCACCGGTTGCCTATTCATCCGCACCAGTAATAGATAAACTTGATGGGACAAAAACAAAATACATGGATAATCTTAGGCAGTGTGATGGCTTTAGATGGAGCGAATCGGAAATTTACCATTTTGAAAAATACAATCTGAGAGCAAATAATGATTTCATTCAATATGTTCTCAATCAAACAAAATAAGCGAAGCGTACTTCGGTACGCTTTTTTCTATGTCCGAAAGGAGAAAAAACATGGCAACATACAGAGCAGTGGAGCTGAAAGACACAGTATCAC